CTACCGGCTGACAAGCCTTGGATTCCCGCAGGATGGGGATGGCGCGGACACAACCGGAACAAACTTATTTGGCAAAGATTACTGGTATCAATACATCCGCGACGATCTGTGCTTGCTGTCGTCAGGGTCCTGGAGCAACGGCGCGAGCGCCGGGGTCTGGAACGTGAATTGGAGCAGCCGCCGGACGTATTCGAGCGTGGGTGTGGGCTTTCGCTCGGCCTGTTACCCTGTGACGCCGTAACGAGAGTGGAGGCAGTACCGTGGGAGCCAATAGTGAAGCGGAGCTGAGCAGGAAGTTTATGGAGTTCGCAAAGCTGATGAATATATATCTGAATCATTTCCCGAAGCACGAAAAATACGCGCTTGCGGGCAGAATAAGGAATACCGCCTATGAAGTGTATGATCTCATCTCGGAAGGACAAAAAAGGTACATTAAAAAAACCACCTTAACGAATTTAGACATTACCCACGAGAAGCTGAGAATGCAGATATTTCTGGCGAACGAACTTGGGTATTTTGAGTTTTCGGATTCAAAACGGATAAAAAAGGAAGGCGCACGCGAACAGACTGCAGAACATCGGTATATGGTAATCAGTTCGCTTGTGGACGAGCTGGGCCGAATGATCGGTGGATGGATACAAAAAATAAAGGCAGACAAGAGATGGTGATGGCTATAGGGGCAGCATACCAACATGTGCTTGATTTCGTCAGGGAACTGGAACAACGGCGCGAACGCCGGGGTCTGGAACGTGAATTGGAACAACAACCGGACGAATTCGAACGTGAATGTGGGCTTTCGCTCGGACTGCGGTTCTTTCCTCACACCTCAGATGAGGATAGTGGAACCACAGGGATATGCTGTCCTGCCGTGGGCAAAATCAAACATGCGGCCTCCTTTTGGTAGGGGATCCGAAGACCGGAGGTCGAAGGAACAAAAAAATGAAACGATATGGTAATTTATTTGAGAAAGCCTTTAACAAAGAAAGCCTCTACCAGGCATATCTCGACGCTCGCCAAGGAAAGCGAGACAAGCGTCCCTGTTTTGATTTCGAAAAAAGCCTGGGAACGAACCTGGACACGCTTCACCGTGAGCTGCACGAAGGCACCTACCGGGTCTCGCCTTATTATGCGTTCGAGATTCACGAGCCAAAAACAAGAATAATCCATGCGCCGACCTTCCGTGATGTTGTTGTACAGCATGCAATCTACCGGGTAATCTATGGCATCTTCGACCGCACGTTTATCTCCACCTCGTTTGCGTGCAGGATTGGTTATGGCACACACCGCGCATCGCGCGCGGTCCAAAGGGCCATGCGACGATGCTCGGGTGACGAGTACACCCTGCACATCGACATCAGAAAATATTTCTATTCAATTGACAGGATTATTTTACGACAGCTCATCGAGCGAAAAATTAAAGACAGGCGGTTGGTGGATGTAATGATGGGGTTCGCTGAAATGGAGTCGCCCAAAGGAATTCCCATTGGAAATCTATTGAGCCAAATATTTGCGTTGATTTATCTAAACATCGTTGATCACTTCATAAAACGTACCCTTAAAGTGCCATATTATATCCGATATGTTGACGATTTAATGTTGGTCGGTCTTGCCCGGGATGAATGCATAGTCCTGCGAGACTCTATCGAACGATTTTTAAAAGAACGGCTGTCCCTCGTGTTTTCTAAGGTAATCATTAAAAAAATTCGGAAAGGCGTTAATTTTTGCGGCTATCGCACATGGCGGTCGTGTAGGTTTATTCGAAAGTATAGTGTTTTTAAATTTAAAAGAGTCGCCCGTGCCGGGAAACAAGATTCGGTTGCATCAATACTGGGGCATGCCAAACAAAGCAATTCCCTGATATATCTCTTAAAAATAGCAAAGGAGGCGATTGACGATGGTAAAAATTTACAAATACCAAAAAATTACCGACCGCTATACGACGCATTGTCTACGTGAGCCTGACTATGAGATGGAGCCACAGGAGCGCATCGTCGAACTCTGCACCATCGACGGCTGGACGTACGTCAGTGTGCCCGGCGATCTGCCAGAACAGCCGCAGCTAATCACCGAGACGCTAACTGCGGTTGAAGTGACGCCGGAACTTCGGGAGGCCATAGTTGCGGCCTCGCCTAACTGCCGCGCCATCAAGGGCAAGGTGGTTGAGATGATACGTGATCGGTACAGTATCAACGATGAGTTTAAGATGATACGCTTGGCACCCTCGCCCGAATCTGAGGCATACAACGATCACGTGGAAGCATGTCGGCAGTGGGAACGAGACAAGCTGACGGAGTTGGGGCTATGAAAGAGACACTATGACGCTGGAATACTACAAAAGCCGCACCTGGACTTCCGCCGGGCTCTCGCTGTCATCTCTTATTACCGCCCGGTCCAGTCTGATTGAGTGGTCGGCGACGACCCCTGAGGGCACGAGCGTCACGATCGAGGCGGCTGTGTCCACGTCCGGAGTGACGGCTCCGGAGTCGGGCTGGTCTGCGTGTACCAGCGGGGAGGCGATCCCCGGTATTACGGCGGGTGACCGGCTGGTCGGGTATTATCTCTGGCTGCGGGCGACGCTGACGTCAGATGACTATGCCACGACGCCGTCGGTGACGAGTCTGGCGGTGACGGTAGATAGTGATGTTGGGGGTGCGCTGGAGCTTAAAACACCGGTAGCAGAGGCATCCGGTCCGGAAGCCGGTGACTTGGCGATGTTCGGGGAGGCGGATAGTGAGACCGTTGAATTGCTGGTTCACTCTATTCAGCGGGCGGGGGATTACACAGCACAACTCTTCCTCGTTGATGTCGCATCTGACATTTACGATGCCGACACGGGCACCATCCCGGCGTTTGATCCGCAGACAACCGCGCCGGTCAATGAACGCGAGTTGACGCCGGCCACTCCCATTATTGCCGGGGTCGAAGCAGGGACGGCGGCTCTGGAAGTCAGTGGAAGTGCGGTTATCTCTCGAATACTCGTCTACCTGTCACCACCGACCGGAACGCTACGGATCAGGGGATATCGGGCACGGTACAGGCTACAGGGCGAAACGCCGTGGCGCTATACACAGGAGACTGATTCACTGACAATTCCGGTGTCACCAGTGCAGGATTTAAACAATTACGAGGTACAGGCGCAGGCCGTATCCATCTATGACGTGCATTCGAAATGGTCTGCGACTGAGACGGTCTACGTTACCGGACAGACTGATGTGCCGTCAGATGTGGAAGGATTTTCCGTCAACATATTGGATGGTGAAGCGCACCTATCGTGGACGGCAGTAACAGATATTGATCTCTCGCATTACCGGATCAGGTGGAGTCCTGAGACGACCGGTGCGTCGTGGCTGGAATCAGTAGACGTGGTGCGGAAAGTGGGGAAGCCTGCGACGTCCGTCAGCGTCCCAGCAATGATGGGAACATATCTCATCAAAGCCGTGGATTTCGCCGGGTTCGAATCCGAGAACGAGACGTCACAGAATACGACCATATCATCCGTGCGGAACCTGAATTTCATTGAAGCTCTCGACCAGTCTAATCCGAACTGGGACGGTACATCCCGGGGCGTTGCGTATTCATCCGGGCTTGGCGGACTGGCACTTGAGATTATTGATCCTGATCCAACGTGGGATACTGATATTGCATGGGCTACCGATATTGAGTGGTCGTCTGATGATGCCGCCGGACAAATCATGGACGAGGGGTATTTCACATTTGATAATGACACCATTGACTTGTCGGCGGTATTCCAATCACGGGTAACTGCTTCTATTACTGCGACGGCGGTGGATATACAAGATGATCTCTACGACATTGATGATCTCTACGACATGGCCGACCTGTACTCAGTCATCGACGGCAATCTCTATTTTGTTCAGTTGGAAATGAGGTACACGTCCGACGATCCCAGCAGTACACCGACATGGACATCGTGGCGCCCATTCCTCGTCGGTGATTATTCTGCTCGCGCGTATCAATTCCGAGTTGCGTTATCAGGCACGCCGCCGAATATTACGCCGGTCGTGACGGCGGTGTATGTCAGTGTGGACATGCCGGATCGCGTCATCGGATTCAGTGGGACGATAGCGGCGGGTGGCACAGCAATATCATTTGATCCCGCCTTCTATGCCACGCCTGAAATTGGCATATCGGTATCAGATGGGCAAGAGGGGGACAAGTACACCATTACGGGGCTTGACGAGACTGGATTCACAATTGCATTTACAAACGGCGGCGGTAACGTCGAGCGGACTATATCAGGCATCGCAAAAGCCTATGGGGAACAGGAGGTAGCATAATGAGTCAGGCATCATACACAACGCCATCGTCGCCATTGACGATGACCGCATTAAAGACATTCCTGGACAACGCGCTGGCGGCTCTGGCATCGATTCAACGGGGCGATCCGGCAGGTATAACGAGCCCTACTGAGGGAATGTTGTGCTGGGACAATACCGGCGTGCCGGATGTTTTGAAACGTTATACTGCCGAGGCTGGCTGGGTATCACTGCTGACAGTGAATGTCAGCACGGGGGCAGTAACGGTATCAGACGTGACGCTGAATGCCCTTGCAACCGGCTTTACCGTCGCGGGCGGCACAACCAGCCGGACGCTGACGGTGGATATATCGCGCGCTATATCCGACCTACTTCTGGCGGATGGTTCGAACCTTGCCATTGGCTCGAATGCGGATGGTGATACATATTATCGCGCATCCGGTAAGCTGGCACGACGGGCAAAAGGTACAGCGGGACAGGTATGGACGATGAATGCCGAGGCGACTGCCCCCATATGGTCGACTATTCCTGCTAATGCGGCAGCTGGTACGCCATCTCTGCGAAAACTCGGAACGGGTGCAACGGATGCGTGCGCCGGGAATGATTCAAGGTTAAGCGATAGTCGGACGCCTGTAAATTCTTCTGTGTCTCAGGTGAAATTAAAGACCAGCACAGGAGCAGTTAGCGTGGCAGAAACGGATTATACATTATTGACTTTACCGGGCGGACAATATGCTTTCTATCCGCAAATAAAAATGAATTTTAATAATGTGATGGGATCTGAGGCACAAGTGCTTGGAGGCTCCAACTATAGTTGGACATCATATGCCACTACAATATCTCTCAGAAGTGGCCATTCGGATTGTTCGATTTACGCGCAATCACGTTACGTTACTTCTTCGGGTGAGATATATTGGATATTTATTCTCAGAGACAAAATAGATAAACGCATAAAAGCCATGTATCGTGCCCCTGATCATCCCTGCTTTGGGAATGGCGGCAAGCCTCTTTTGGTGCCTCATCCATTTGTCAGCTGTAACTACGAAACAGATGAAATTATAGTCATAAACCCTTCCGACGAAGAAATCTTTGAAATGCAAAGTGCTTGTATTATGCCGGAAGATAAGCCGGACAGAGATATGCTTGAGGTCATAACGGAAGATTACGAGATTGATGAAGATTTACAGACCGATTGGCCGACAAAAGAGGTGACGGTTGGATTGCCCCAAAATGCGGACTGGAAGTACACGAGAGGTGACACAGACATAACACCGATTAAGAAGCGCATACCTAAGCCAGATTATATCACAACACGGAAACTTTGGAGTCGGAGGTGGAAGAATGAGCACACGAACAGTTTATATTAAGACGGCACTAACAGGCGGAACGACTGCTGCCGTTGATGGCATTGACGGCGATGATCTGCTGGACGGCGATGTCTGTCATGCGTATGTGTCTGGTGTGGCATATCAGTACGTATTAGATGACGACAGCGGGGCGACCGAATCATCGCCGGATGTTATTGCGCCTGATCTGAATGCCGGTGACAAGCGGTGGATATTGCAGATGAGTACGAATGTGTGTGAGTACGGCACATGGACACCCGGTGTTTCCTTCGGCGGCGGGACGACGGGGATTGCCTATAATGCTACGTATAACGGCGGCCATTATGTCGTCATCGGCAATCTTGTCATTGCGATTGGAACGCTATCGCTTTCCGATGTAGGCACCGACACCGGCAACGCCCTTATTACCGGCCTTCCGGTGTCCACGATGGACAGTGATATATATGGAAATGTCGGTGTGTCAATTGGGTATTCCCAGCACTTAACATTTGTGGACGCACCCTTTGCTATGACAGTGAAAAATTCTACGACTATAAATATCTATAAGGGCAGTAGCGGCGGCGCACCAACACAATTAACCAATGCTGATTTCGCGAACAATACTACATTGCGGCTTGTCGCCGTGTACCGGTCGGCATAGGAGGAATCATGATTGACACAATAACCATAAATCCAGCAGGACATATTCAGGTACGGGAAATACGTGACGGCGTGTATCACCGTTATTGCCTTGCACCCGGCGATGATCTGACAGGCCAACCAGACGAGATAATCGAGGCCGCAGAGAAAGCGTGGACGCCTGAAAATATAGCGGCGTATCAAGCTGTCATGGATGAAGCGTTGGCACCCGTTACCGCTGCAGAAAAAGCGGCACAGGACAAGGAATCTCTCATTCGTGCGAAGATGCGGACAATGGCCGAAGCGGAACTGATAGCGGAAGGCATGTTGACTGCGGACGGGAAGCTGATGGAGGAAGGGGCGGTGAAGTGACACACGACACTCTCATAGATCAATTGGTACATCACGAAGGGGAACGCCTTAGACCGTACCGATGCACAGCCGACAAGCTGACAATCGGCGTGGGAAGAAATCTCGAAGGCAAGGGGATTACCAGAGATGAGTCACGATACCTGCTGGCAAACGACATTCGTGAATGCGATGCCGATCTGCAACGGATATTCCCGGGCTATCTCGGATTCACGCAGGGTCGGCAGTGGGCATTAACGGATATGCGCTTCAATCTCGGTCCGTCACGGTTCAGGATGTTCAAAAATATGATCGCCGCTGTTAACCGGGGCGACTGGGTGGCCGCCGGCAATGAAGCCCTCGACAGCCGATGGGCAAAACAGGTACAAGCTGAACGGGTGGAAACAATCATCCGGCAGCTCAAGGAAGGATGGTGATGATATGGCTTTTGATCCAATGACAGCAGCTTTAGACCTTGGCGGGAAAGTGCTTGATAAAATCTTCCCTGATCCCGTCGAACGAGAGAAGGCAAAGCTCGAACTGATAAAGGCACAGCAGGAAGGAAAATTTAAAGAGATAGAAACGCAGATGTCGGCCATTCTCGCAGAGGCTAAGAGTGCCGATCCATGGACTAGCCGGGCAAGGCCGTCATTCTTGTATGTCATGTATATTATGATCCTGGCTGCAATCCCGATGGGGATTCTTAGTGTGTTCAATCCAGAGGCAGCAGTGCAGGTAGCTAATGGCATGAAAGCATGGTTAGCGGCAATTCCGAACGAACTCTACGCCGTGTTCGGCATGGGTTATACGGGGTACACGGTTGCTCGGTCGGCATGGGACAAAAAGAAACAATAAAGACAGATATAATACAATTTTGTTAAGGAACGTCACCCGACCCCGGTATAATCCCTATGCCGGGGTTTTATTTTACCTAACCCCATGTAATCACCTGCGAAAAAAAATTAAAAATAATTGCATTTTTTCGCTTGACAATAAGTTTATAAAGGTTTAGTCTGCAACTTAGCTACAAAATAAACTAAACCATTGGAGTTTGGCAATCAATGAAAAACCCCCGTACCAACCGGAAAATTCTCCTCTTGCGTGCCGGAACAACGCAAAAAGACATTGCCCTTTCTCTCGGTGTAACCCCACAGGCTATTTCCATGGAAATGGCCGGTCGGAAGAAGAGCCGCCGAATACGGCAAGCCCTGTGTGAAGTGACCGGTACCACAGAAAGAGAGTTTTTCCCCGAGATCGCTTAATAGAGAGCCGCAACGGATCGGGAGCGGTTGGAGATTCTCTGCGAAGGGGTCAAAAGGAGGGTGAATGAACATCAATCGTCAATTTAAAGCACTAATCAGGCCGCTTTCGTCTGACGAATACGAACAGCTTGAACAGAACCTACTCGATGAAGGTTGCCGTGATCCCCTGGTGGTATGGGGCGACACACTTCTTGATGGCCACAATCGTTATGAAATCTGTACAAAACACGGCATCGACTACCGGACGGTTCAAGCACCTGTCTATATCCGCACTGATGAAGATGCAGAAGATTGGATTGACAAGAACCAGTTAGGCCGCCGGAACCTGACGCGGGAAGAGTTTACGCTGATTGTGGGGCGACGGTACAACCGGCGAAAGAAGGGCGACGGTGAAAGAGGGCCTAAAAAGCTGGATCAAAATGAACCAGCTTCCACCGCCGAAATCATCGCCGCTGAACACGGCATTTCACCGGCCACAGTCAAACGTGCCGGGAAGTTTGCGGAAGCGGTTGACACGGTAAAGGAAACAGAACCAGAGGTTGTCGCAAGGGGTGAGGCCGAAATCCTAAAAAGGGCGCGTGAGATACAGGGCGAGAAACGCGAGGCGAAGCGTCAAGAAATCATCAGTAAGCTAGAGGACATCCAGACCAAACAAGCTAAGGCAATAGAGGGTGTCTATGATGTCATCGTAATTGACCCGCCGTGGCCCATGCAGAAGATCGAAAGAGATGTTCGGCCAAACCAATCAGAATTTGACTACCCCACCATGCAAGAATCTGAGCTTGCAGAAATGAAAATTCCATCTGCAAGGCCACAAGGCAACAAGACTGAGTTGACCAAAATCATAGAGGGGTGGGGCGACTATATGTTTTACGGGTTCGCGGACCCCGATGAAGAATCTCTGTGTTGTTGGTTTCTGGGCGACCTGAAGGCGTTTCGCCTCTACTTCAACCAACAACTGTACCTAAAAAAGACCCCGTGGATGGGCAGGGCGAATGGTGATGGATCGTCTGAGTTTATGGCCTTTGAGCGCGACACCATCCCCGACTTTATCATCGCACAACATAACCATGAAGGGAGGCAACCATGACCTACGTACAGGCAACGGTCCAACATCGTGAGCTGAAGCATCTACGAAAAATCGGCCTCTGCCGACAGCGACACGTAGCACAGTTGGCACGGGAGCGGGACAAAGCACGGAAGGAGGGGAAAAAGTGAGACAGGAAGAGTTCGAGAACATGGCGGATCGCATTAGTGAGTTTCTATTCATAGTCGCCGCCGCTGGCGCCATAGGGTGGATCATTATACCCGGCATCTGGCTGATAATCAGGGGGGTGTGAAATGGACGAGTTAATTGGTTGGCACTTTTCGACGGGAACACTTGGCTATGGCGATGGGCGGAAGATCGTTATCGGAGAAACCCACACAGTCGATACAACAACCCATTCCCTTACACTATGTAAATGGGGGCTGCATGCCTCGGAATGGATTATAGATGCCCTGAAATACGCTCCTGGTCCGATGGTGTACCGCGTCCGGCTCCACGGTGAAATACTCCGTGGTGACGATAAAGCTTGTGCCACTCACCGCACCTATATTGCCGGGATAGACGCTACCGGCATACTGCGAGATTTCGCCCGCAAATGCGCCCTCGGTGTAATCCACCTATGGGATGCGCCGGATATTGTGAGGCAGTATTTGGAGACAGGCGATGAGTCGCTGCGGGCTGCGGCACGGGATGCGGCATCGGCTGCGGCATCGGATGCGGCATGGGGTGCGGCATGGGCTGCGGCACGGGATGCGGCATGGGATGCGGCATGGACTGCGGCATGGGATGCGGCACGGGCTGAGGCACGGGCTGCGGCACGGGCTGAGGCATGGGATGCGGCACGGGATGCGGCATGGACTGCGGCATGGACTGCGGCATCGGATGCGGCATGGGGTGCACAAAACACCCGCCTGACCAAGCTGGTAGAAGCTGCAATGGGAACGGAATACTCAATACATTAGGAGGAAGGCATGGAAAACACGTACACGAAAAAGGGAGAGTACAATGTAGTGCTGGAATCGTTTAATCATGGCTTCACCTCTAAAGTATGGCTCAGGACGCAAGATCCAACTCAGCCTGCTCCCGCTCCCCGTTGATGTACTTCACGCATTCATCATGTAGGTTACATATCGCGTCATAACAATCGCCGGACATGAGAGAACCCGGATCGCCTGTTTCGGTGAATAGCTCCGAGGTCTGGAACGGCGTATTGATTATCAGAGGAGAGCTTTTGAGCAAGAGCCTGAGTTTTGCCGAGATCGTCGCACCCATAATATCCTGCGGGTATGAGCAGCTTACGCCGAGAATCGTGAGCCGGGGCTCGTATTCTGCCGGGAACTCGCATATATCCCTGACATGCTCACACATTGCCTGTATGGCCTCGTAGAACTCGGGCCGGGCCTTCCCCTTACACGTCATGGTATAATCATCCCAATCGCCATCGTTGCCGCCGGGCGTGGCCTTCTGATAGTGAATTGTGATCTTCCCTTCTTTGTCTTTTACCTTCGTAATTCGTATGTCCATGATGTCCTCCTTAAGCACGTCTTATTTAATCCCACCATTCCCCTTCTGGATGTTTTGGAGCAATACCTTGGCTTCTGCTTCTGCCGATCCAAGCGGCTGATGGGATGGACAATAAATATTGTTGAGGGCGTATATGATGCTTTTAACTGAGACTTGCCACTTATTTCGCACTCTTCCACCGCCCCATGGTTTCGGGCCAGTAACACGGATATCACCGATTACAATGCATGGCCCCTCTACACCGACCACATAGCTGATAGATGTTTTTGCAGTTTCTTCCATGATGTCTCTTTCTCGCCTCTTTTTCTTTACCGAACGTGGGTATCTTTAATAATCTGATATGAGATTCCCGGATATGCCTTCCGCTGTTCCTTGAAGGCCAGTATGTGTTTCTTTATCTCCGCCTCGTTGATTTTTACGCAGGATGTCGGGAGAAGGCCGTCCGCAATGGACTTAATGACCGCCAAGGGGTTTAATATCTGCATTTCAACCTTGTGCTTTGTAACCATACCCGCCACTTTCTCAGTTTTCGGCATGATGGTGGGGGCTACATACACCGGTTCGTCAGCCCGCGCCTGTATCTCCTCGGCCCGTTCCTGGTTATTCTCGATAATGGCCTGCTCGATCTCTATCTGTGCCTCAATCTTCTGGATCTCCGTATCGGTGAGATCGTCGCGTTTGAGTTCCATGTTCAGCAGTTCGATGGTTTCCTGATTGTCGTTGGTTTTAGACAGGATTTTGTCGATTTTGGCCTGCGCTTTCGCCAGATCCCGTTCGTGCTGTTTTCGCGCCTCTTCCCGGAGCCTCGCTTCTTCGGCAAGTCGGATACGCTCCTGTTCCTGGTTGTAGGTTGTGAGCTTCTGGCTGGCGATTCGCTTTGCCTCTTCTGGGATTGCCAGGGTTTCATTTTCCCGATCGCATATAGCCTTATGCGCCGCCCTTGCCGAGTCTTTCATTGGTTTGAAGAACTCTCGGATCTTCTTTATCGAGGCATTGACATCCCGGCCGAAATTCACGACCAAAGACGCTTCCTGCGGATTGGTGATAACCATTGCCTTGGCAGCGTCCAAAAGACCACCAACCTCGTTTTTAATCTCCTGCTCCTGTCTCTGTGGCAGTTGTGCCACATTACTTTTTGTCATGATACCGTCCTCCTCGTATAATTATAGGTGTTTAACCTTGATAGAAAGAAGTTCCAGTCGTTCAGGCCAGACAGGGGCACGAACTTGTATCCACCATTTCCGTTCTTTGGCAGATGAAGTACCGCCCTGCGCCTCATGCCCCCGCCATTCTCTTCCTTGTCCGCCTGCGCGTATGCCGCGATCTGCGGTCCTGCCATTCCATAAGCCCCCGTTTTATAGTCCACGATTGTCAGTTTTCCCTTAATCCGGCAGTTAAGGTCGAGTGTTCCGGCATATCCGTATTTCTTTGAATAGACTCTCTGCTCGTGGCTGAGGATTTCCGGATCGTAATCTTTCCGCCATGCCGTGAATTGATCGAGTGCCATGTGAAGGGCAGGGGAGAGGGAGTCCTCGTCGAGGTCGTTGTCGAGATAGTAGTGAATAGCAGTGTGGACAGCAGTTCCCCAATCGGCGGCGGCCTCAAACTGTTCTGCTGGAATGGTTGCACCGGTGAAAACATTGACGTATCGATTGCCAACCTTAAGGAACTCGCCAATTACCTGAGTAACTGAGGGAACCGGATTGCCGTCGTAAGTGTAGAGATGCTTATCGGGATCAAAGGTCAGCATCATTTATCCTTTTTCAGATAGGGACATTCGGGACCATCAGGACCGCAATACGCTACGCCTTCCGCCCAACCGCTATGAGCGCACGTTTTAGGATCGGTGGTGCAATCTTTCGGAGTTGTCCACCCTTCCGGGGTTGCCTGCCCTCCGCCTTCCTCCACGAGTTTACGGAGCTTCCCAAGGGCGGAGCCAGCCCATTTATCGCTTACCTTATTGATAGTATGGGCGCCCTTGATCCAGACCTCTTCGCCCTTATCATTCGTGAATATCGATATCTGCTTGAGGACTTCCCGTTGCTTATCAAGATCGTCCCCGCAATAGGCCTCAAGCTCGGCTTTAAGTGTATCTTGCGGTGAATCACCGGATGATTTACCCTGCGAGGCCTTGCTCTTGCGCTGTGGTTGTTCTGTGGCGGGCTTGTCGTTGCCATTGCGCCCGACTATCGACTCCCGGACCTCCGGTGGCAGATCATCAATATCCTGCTCAAAGATATCCGAAGCGGCGGTCACGGTTAGCGTAACGTCTATCTGCGCCCGTTTTTTCGCCATTTTCAACACGGTATTTGCGAGGTCGGCGGGATTCGTCCGGACCTGCTTAGCTTCGTAATACCCGCCCTGCTTCTTGCCGTATTTTATCCGCCGGTGGGTTTCCGGTGTTGCGTCCCATTCGGCATCACACACGACGCCGCGCCATTTGTACTTATCTTCGTCGGTAGAGCATTCGCCGACACCTGCGCCCAGGAATGAGCCATCAAGGGCATACGCCTTGCATGTCACCCGATACCGGATTACATCGCCTCCAAAGGATAGGTCCTCAACTTCCGGGTGTATTGATATCCTGAATGTTGACAGGAGCTTTTCTGACCCCGGTTTATATAAGGTCGGCTTCTGTGTTCCGGGGATCGTGCCGAAATGAAGATCCTTCTTCATCACGGCCTCCATAACCTCTTGTATGAGGTTCACCTGCGCCCTGACCTCAACGGCGGTCAATGGCTCTTCTCTAATTGCCAGTTCATTCATTTCTTATCTCCTTCTCTCTTGGTTATACCCCTTACATCTCCCTTGCTTCCGCCCCGCAGACAGGGCAATACGGACTATTGGTAGCGTCAAAATCGCATTCATCCTCCGCCAGTTCCGCCCCGCACTCGGTACATTCGTATACACTGTCTATGAGCGTGTATTCATCTTCGCCCATGACCTAATCTCTCCCCTTCCAGCCGATTACGGGGTGTTCTCTCATCTCGGCCATGTTCATTTCGCGGACCATGGGATCAAAAACGAAGCCCTCAGCCTTCTCCCGTTCTATCCGTTCATCGAGGGCACGTTCCAGATCACACCGTGGGGGAAGTATGACAATCCCGTGCTTATCCACTTTGGTTTCCATGTCTCTTACCTCCAAAGGTAAAGATGCGTTTCCACCAGGGCCGGTACGCCTGTAGGTCGCGCAGGGCCACCCGGATACGTTTAAGTCTCCCCTTCTCCCGGGGGCTGAAAATAGCCTCCGCGAGTCGTATTTCAAGCTCCCGTCTGCTCACTGTGATCCTCCTTTCGTTGATAAGTGGTGGTGGGCTGGGCGTCACCCCAGCATGACAACAGTCAGCACGTTGCCCTCAGCAGATATCCGCACGAACCGGGTAGCGGATATACTCGTTTCTTCCCCGGTTTACGTTTCCCGGCATATTTCCCGTCTTGCGTGTCACCGTCTTTTCCACGCCGCCATCACCACTTAGTTGTCGATCGCACCCCTTGAGCGGGGCACAAAAGCGTTATCAAGTTGCCGTCCTGTAACCTCTTGTTCCCCTGGAAGCTTTCTCCTCCGCTCACCCTGGGAGTAGGTACGTCCTCGGAGCGTCTGGCTTTCAACATCAGGTGGCTAATCCCATGTTGTTATCTCCCCGCTCAAGAGGCACGATCTATTCAAAGAACCTTACTGCTTCCCCTGAGTACCAAGCCGCCCGACTGTCGCATTTGCCGCCGTTTGTCTTGCCGGATCAACCGGGACTATTCTCAGGTGCATCCGTAGAGACCTATGCTTTGCCGATTGTTCCGTCTCGCCTTCCATCCATGCCTGCCGAAACACGGTGAGGCCAGATTGAGAAGGTGGGGCGTTTTATTTGCTTTTGATGGAAGAGTATCATCACAATTTCCACCTGTCAAGTATTTTTTTGCAACCAAATTAAAAAATATCTTGCATAGGGACAAAATTTGTGTTTTAATCCCCAGCATGAAAGTAAACCACACAAAAATCGAAAAAGAGCTATCGAGATTAGGGCTTACACATATTCAGTTCGCTAGGGAATTGAATATGACCAGACAGGGGTTCGAATATATTCTGAAGAGTGGCAAAACAACATTTGCAACCCTTGAGAGGATTGCGAAAAAGCTGGATATGGACGAAAAGGATTTGCTGTTATGAGATCCGAACATCAAGAACAGATAGCCCTGTTCCAGTGGGCCGCCTACCACCCTGAATTACGCTGGATGCACGCCATCCCGAATGGCGGAAAGAGAACAATTGGCGTCGCCCGGAAGATGAAGGCGGAAGGCGTGAAGTCCGGGGTTCCCGACATCTTTCTACCAATCCCGAAAAACGGTTATCACGGCCTGTATATCGAGATGAAGCGGGAGGCAAAATCATACGTGTCGAGTCCGCAGCGGGAGGCGATTGCGTATCTGGAATCCCAGGGCTATGCGGTTGAGGTCTGCAAGGGTGCAATGCAAGCCATTGAGAGAATTAAAGAATATATGGGGTGGGGAAATGGTGATTGAGCGTGTCGTAACCTACCACGGGGCAAGCCCCGTGGCTTTTGAAAGAGAGCCACAAGGTTACCAGACCACTAACAGGAGGTAAGGTTGTTAGTAAACGATAGGAAAGAAATTAGGAACGAAAGTGTATCGCACCAGCACTTCTCTCTTCGGATGCAGATTAAAAGCTCTGTGATGGTAGGAGCGGTGTCTGCATCGTCAAACCTTTCCATATCTGGTCGAGGTGAAGACGGATTCAGGGGTAGCTCCAATACCTCTGATACGCATTACCCTACTTGTAGGAGGATTTAACTGATGGAAGTTTATGTACTAAATAAAGAAGGAAAACCCTTGATGCCTTGTAAGCCAGTAATTGCAAGGTTGTTACTGAAAGAAGGCAAAGCAAAATGCATTAGAAGAACTCCGTTTACTATTAAGCTTCTTGTAGATACCACTGAGTATAAACAAGAAGTCGTTGCTGGTATGGATACAGGCAGCAAAACGATTGGTTGTGCTGCTATTGCAAATGGTAAAGTGGTTTATCAGTCAGAAGTACAAATTAGGCAGGATGTTTCTAAGAAGATGGAACAGCGTAAAATGTATCGTAGGAACAGACGTGGGAGGAAAACAAGATACAGAAAAGCTCGTTGGCAGAACAGAGCTTCTATGCGAAAAGAAGGAAGACTTGCACCAAGCATTAAGTCCAAAGTTAATTCTCATCTAAGGGAAAAGAAATTTGTTGAGTCGATACTGCCTGTATCTAACTGGAAAGTGGAAACAGCAAGTTTTGATATCCATAAGATATCCAATCCTGATGTTAAAAGATGGGATTACCAGAAAGGCAATCAAAAAGGATTCTATAATGTAAAAGCCTATGTTTTGCATCGTGATGGATATCAATGCCAGAAATGCAAAACCAGGAAAGGTAAATTGCACGTTCATCATGTTGTTTTTAGAAGTAACGGAGGAACAGATTCTCCAGAAAATTTGATTGTTCTTTGTTCAGATTGCCATGAGAAACTTCACAACGGAGAGTTTGAAATCAATGGTGCAAGAAGCAAAACAAAACACGCCACCGAGATAGGTATTGTAAAATATCAACTCAAGAAGCAGTTTGGTGATTTTGAAGAAACATTTGGATATGAGACAAATTACAAGAGAGAACAGATTTTAGGGTTGCCTAAAACCCACTATTTTGACGCTATAGCAATATGTTGTGAAGAAGGTGAGATTGTCGATTTGTCTGATACCGTTTATTTCAAGAAACATGTGCCCAAAGGTGATTATCAGCAAACAAAAGGTAGTCATTCTGAAAAACGAATACCAACTGGTAAGCTTTTCGGATTGAGGAAGTTTGATTATATTCAAACCCCAAAATGTATAGGTTTTGTCAAAGGGAAGCGGAGTTCGGGGTTTTTTACTATATCAAATTTAGAAGGGAAAGTAATAAGCCCTTCAGTAAATGTAAAGAAGGAGTGTATTAGATTAAATGCAAGAACAACAACATTAATAGAAAGGAGGGAAGCGCATTCCTCCGCAGGGCAAGCCCATGCGGTTTCCTGCGCCTGAATTTTATGACATGTCCAATATGCCACACAAACAACGACGCCGAGTGTTGGCTCATGCCGGTTGTGGGCACCGAGAAGGAAAACATCGTTGAGGCCGTCCCGGTCCATGTAGAATGTACCGGCAGGCCGATGATCGGCCGGATGCATTACGACAGGGATGCCGGGGTAGTGTACTGCGTGGTGGAAGGATAGGAGGGAATAATGGCAGACCAGTATTATAGATTTTTTCCGGGGGACTATCAGCGAGACACGGGGGATTTGACCCTCGTTGAGCATGGGGCATATCGGGTGCTCCTGGATCACTATTATACTTGTGGCCCGCTCCCGAATGACCACGACCGCCTCAACCGTATATGTCGGGCGTTTTCAACCGAGGAACAAACCGCGGTTGCAACCGTGGTTCAACGGTTCTTCCAACCGGACGGCAACCGACTAAGAAATCGGAAAGCGGACAGGGAGATTGACGAGAGAGCAGTATTTATCGAGTCGCAGAGAGAAAAGGGGCGCAAGTCTGCGGAAGTACGGGCGAAAGCAAAAAAAGAGAAAAGAGACGATTCAACCGGGGTTCAACCGGGGTATGAACCGGGGTATGAACCGGACGGCAACCTACCATCTCCATCTCCATCTCCATCTCCATTACCAATAAAAGATAAAGAAAAGCTAAAGCAGCCTACCGGCCAAGATTTCATCTTGCCTTCTTTTGATGAAATACTCTTTTCATCTGGTCCAAAAACAAAGAGCGACTTACAAAAAGTCTGCAAGCAGTTGTATGGTGAAAAGACATTTCCAGAAGTGTATGCGTTCTCAAATACTCAGCTCAAAGCAAAGATGAACCCGAAAGCAGTAATCCACGCCCTTGCTAGATGTGTAATATCAAAGCCAAAGGAGCCGTGGGGATATTGCCAGAAGATCATCGCAGTAGAAAACGGAAACTACAATGAACGAGATAACGTGTAAAATCAAAGACAAGGCCCTTGAATCATTCGGCCCTATTGCTGAAAGCATGGCTGAGCAGGGCAAAACACCGGAAGAGATAGCGGCCTTTTTTGTAACGCACGTCAAGGCGAAGGAGGCGCAGTACTACTCAAAGAAAACCTATCTCATGCCGGTTGCAAAGGTGCTGAACGAAATAGAGCTAAAGAAGAACAGCACAGCAGAGAGTATATTTTATGACATGCTTATTGCCTCCGGGTTACGATTGAAATTTCAACATGAGATAGGGAGATATCGGGTGGATTATCTCATCAACGATTCAGTGGTTTTGGAATTGGACGGGCCAGGGCATGAGCAAAAGCGCGATGATATCAGGGATGCCTATATGCGTAAACTTGGCTACACGATAATCAGAGTGCCGTTATGGGTTTTGGAATTGTCGCCGGACGCTGTAATTGAGGAGATTAAAGACGCATGCGCATGATCTCATGGCTCCGAGCGGACAACTGGAGGCGGC